GGTAACTTGGTTGGAACGCACACGAACGGCATTTCGTTTGCTGCTCATGCGGTGTTGCTTCCAGCTCACCTTCCTGCTGTTTAATTTCGGGGGATGGCTGGGGGGTTGGTAGAAATACCGCCCCCCAATCTTTTATGTTAATTAGGATGAAAAAAACTTTCTTCGAAAACGGAGAATGGCTTTATGCGGGGCAAGTTTACGAACTTCCCGATGACGTGGCCAAGGATTTTACTGGCTCTTTTATGGCTGACGCTATACAGGAGCCAGTTTTTAATAAAAGTTTAGGTGGGGTAAATAATGCAAGCGTTAAAGCTAATAAGCGCTCCAGGGGCCGACCCCGTAAGTCTAAGTGAGCTGAAAACTTATCTGCGTATCGACACAAGTGCTGACGATACCATGCTCACGAATTTTATCAGTGCAGCTACTCGCACTGTAGAATCTTTTTTAAATAGAAAACTTATTACTCAGACTTGGGACTTGTGGATGGATAACTTTCCGTCTGAGTTTAAAATTGATGCGTTAAAAGACGGCGTTCAAGAAGGCAAATTATCTGAATATCTTTCGACAAAAAAGGTAATTCAGATTCCTTTTTTCCCTCTGCAATCTGTCACGTATTTAAAAACGTACGACGACGACGCAACGGAATATACGATGCCAAGCTCGGACTATATCGTCGACACTTATTCGGAGCCTGGGCGTTTGTCTCTTAAGAATGATCGAACGTGGCCTACAACTTTCTTGCGTCCAGTAAACGGTATACAGATTCGTTTCATTTGCGGATATGGAGCGGCTGGGTCGGACGTTCCAAAGGCAATTAACCAAGCTATTATGGAGCTGGCTGGAAAGTTTTATTCAAATCGAGGCTGTGATGATAGTTCAATTTCGAGCGCAACAATGGCGATTCTAGCGCCTTATAGGGTAATGAGAATTTGATGGGATGCTGTGAGTATACGCCAGCAGATTTGCGCCACAGAATTGTTATCCAGACGCTTACGCTTGTCGCTAATGATTCAGGCGGTCAAACAGAAAGCTGGTCTAATTTTGCGACCGTATGGGCAAAGATTACTCCAAAGAGCGTTAAGGAAATCAATTTTGCACAGCGCATTGAGCCGCGAGTGGATCATGAGATTGTCATTCGATACGTTGCTGGTCTTGACGCTAAAATGCGTATTAGTTTTGACTCACGGATTTTCGAGATAAAGTCGATTATAATTGTTGATGAAGTGAAAGAATGGATCAAGATTTTAGCAACTGAAAGGAGCGGAACTTAAATGAGTTTTTCCGTATCTTTCAAACCTATCAATCTTGATAAGATCGTAAAGCAGCTCGAAAAAGTGCATGAAAAACAAGACAAGGCGCTTGTTGAGGCACTTGGAACTAGCGTTTTGATGGTTCATAGTACGGCTGTTAAATCTATTGCAGAACACCAGTCGTCTGGCGCGACTTATAAGCGTGGATCGATTGAGCATACTGCTTCTAAGCCTGGATTTCCTCCTAACTCTGACACTGGAAATTTAATTAAAGGCATCCGTTGGGACGTGAATAGTTCTAAAGTCGTTGGCGTTGTTGGAACGAATGTTAAATATGGCGCATGGCTTGAATTTGGTACAAAAGACATCGCCCCCCGTCCGTGGCTGCTTCCTGCTTACATTAAAAATCTAAAAAACATTATGAGCAATTTCGAAGCTGCTGTTAAAAAGGCTTTAAAATGAGCGACGGAAGACTTCTTTTACAAAAAGCAATTTACGCGCGCCTTACTGGTAACGCTGGTTTAATGGCAAAAATTACAGGCGTCTTTGATTTTGTCCCGCAAAATCAGGCTTACCCATTTATCCAAATCGGAGAGATGGATTTTTCGCCGTGGGACACGCATACTTTTGACGGTTTTGAGGCCACGATTACAATAAATTTGTGGGCTAGACCTGGAAGCCGAGGCCGCGCCTCACTTCATGACATTCAAAACGATATTTATAATTTGCTGCATAGGTATATTTTTTCGGTGAGCGGGTTTACCGTGGTATCTATGCGCTTTGATTTTTCTAACATTGTTGTAGATCCTGATTCGGTAACGTATCATGGCATACAAAGATTTAAACTTCTCATGGGAGGCAACTAACAAATGGCACAAACACAAACTGCACAAGGCGGAAAAGATTTTCTTCTCAAAGTAGGAAACGGTCTTTCCGGCGCGGTAACTTTTCAAAATACTGGTGATACTGTTACAAAAAACAATCACGGATTGGTAGCTGGGGACATTGTTCGTTTCTCGGCTGTAACTGGCCCTACGGCTCCAGTAACAAACACAAATTATTATGTTGTAAACCCTACGACTAACACTTTCCAACTTGCTACTACCGAAGGCGGTTCTGCAATCGCTATCGACGTTGACGGAACTGGAACAGCAGTAGAATATTTCCGCACTATCGCAGGTCTTCGTTCTACTTCATTTTCGTTTGAAGGCGAAGCTATCGACATCACGAACCAAGATTCTAGCCAATGGAAAGAAATCCTCGACCAAGCTGGTATTCGAGGCGTTTCTCTTTCTGGCGAAGGCGTATTCAAGGACGAGTTCACATTCAAAAAAGCTCGTACTCTTGCACTTGGTCAAAACCTCAAAAATTGGCAAGTATGCGTCAATACTTCTGGCGACTATTGGAGTGGTTGCTTTAAGATCACTTCTATGGAACAATCTGGCGAGTACAATGCAGAAAGCACGTACTCACTCAGCCTAGAGTCGAGCGGAGCTATCTCATACACTGAGGTATAATGGCAAATCAGTTCCGAGATGAAATGGAAATCACGGTCGGAGAGGAGACGTTTCTTCTCCGACCTTCTTTTGAGGGATTGCTGGAAATTGAAGACAAGGCTAAGGCCGGTCTTCTTGAATTGATGCAGCAAATTTCTAGTGGGAAAATCACAGCCCGACATACTGTTGCAATTATTTACGGTGGCATTGTTGGCGCTGGTGGCAAAATTACTTTTGATGAGCTAGGCCAAAAATGTCTTGAGCATGGCATGGCAGAAATCAGCGGAAAAGCCGCCATGTTTTTGGCTAAAATTGTTAGTGCGCGTCAAAAAAAAACAAATCCAAAAGAAAGCAAGTAGAAGCTGCTAATTTGCCCCCTGGGAAAATGCCTTGGAAGGATTACTTTCAAATGGCGACTGTTGGGCTTGCGATTCAGCCAAGTGAGTTCTGGAAATTAACCATTCCAGAGTTCTGGGCCATGTACGATTTAAAATTTGCGCACGTTCCCGAAAAGATAACAAGAGACGATTTGTTTGATATGATGGACAAGTATCCAGACGCTTAGGGGAGAGTGAATGGCAACTTTAGAAGAACTAGTTATTCAGCTTTCGGCGGATACGAAAGCACTCCAAGCTGACATGAAAACAGCGGTCGGCGTTATGGAAAAGTCGACCGATCAGATGAAAAAAGCCGTCGACGAAATGGCAAAAGACGGCGCTAAATCTACTTCATTCTTCCAAAATGCAATGGCGACTATGACTGGATTTATTTCTGGTCAGGCTGTTATGGGCGCGCTGAATAGTTTAAAGACTGCTCTTGTTGATACCGTTGCAGACGGAGTTAATGGGGCTATCGAAGCTCAGGAAGCTTTTGTTTCGTTTGCAAATGCGCTCGTTCGAGCTGGAACTGACGGAAATAATGCTGCTAAAAACTTTAAAGACTTTGCAGATGAGATGCAAAATCTCACAGGAATCACAGCAGAATCTACTTTATCCGTAGGTAAACTTTTAACAAGTCTTACAGGATTATCAGGCCCACAACTTGAGGAAGCTACTAAAGCAATCGCAGATTTGTCCGTCGTGATGGGCGTTGACATGGATACTGCAGCAAGAATGTTTGCAAAAAACGTCAACGGTAGCGGAGATGCATTTAAAAAATTCGGAATTGAAGTTGAAGACGGAGCAAGTAAAGCCGAAAGAACTGCAAATGCTATCGAAGCACTTAACGCTCGATTTGGTGGATCAGCAGAAGCTCAAGCTAAA